AATGTATCCTGCTTCTTAGTATCTAAGTCGTAGCGTTCTGCACAAGCCTCTAGTGATAGAGGTTCCTTCAGTCCACGCTGCAAGACATACTCAACAAGCATAGTATCAAACACTGCACCATCATACTTGAAGCCTGACTCCCATAGCCATAGCAAATCATGTGCCACGTTGTGACAGATGAGTACAGTAGCTTGGTCAAGATACCACTGCACACGGTCACTATAATCACGCCTACTAAGATGTTCGTCATGGTCAAAGGGGAAGTGCTGCTCAACACCTTGGTCAGTCAGTACACCCACCATAGTCAATGAGTTGTTAGGCTCAAAGGGGTCAAGGTGCATCTTACCACCACGCTTGGTGACAGTGTTCTCTACATCAAGTACTAGCTTCATCCTTCATACCTCGCTGTCTTGTAGTTGAGGTCAACATTAACCATACCATGCCAGCCATTCAGCTTGTTCTTAACGATGTTGATATGGCGTAGTGGACTATCTTCTTCCTGTCCTTCTACGCTAGGTGACTTACCAATCAGTATCATCAAGTCAGCTTCAGCAGCCTTACCTGTACGTGAGCCTTGCATCATGGATTGATTAAGCTGTGACCTACCCTCTGCATCAGCGGATAGCTGTGACATATAGAACACAGCACAGTCATAGGTCTTGGCAATCTGTCTTGCATAGATGGCACAAGCAGCAAGTGCTTGGTCTTCTCTAGCAAAGTTACCTTCGACACTAAACTTATCACCCATGTCCAGTACAATTATGTCTGGCTTGAATGTCTTGCATATTGATTCAACCCATGCCATGTCACGTCCATCAGCATTCTTAATCCTGATGTTGTTCATCACTGGTTCATACAGTGACTTAGCTTTTGCAAAGTTGTCTCGTACCTCATGTGCTGTCATACCAGCAGCGGCAGTCAAGTACCTAGCACCAACACGGTGGGTAGGCTCTTCGTTACACAAGATGATACACTTAGCACCCTGTGAGGCAAACCCACCCGGCCCAGCAATCAAGCTGGCATGGAAGGATGTCTTACCAGTGTTAGGTCTAGCACCTACTTCAATAAGCTGACCACCTGACACACCCTCAATCTTACGAGTGACGGATGGTATGTTGAATGCCCACTTAGCTTCCAACTCAGCCTTCGCCATGAGTGTCTCAATCGTGATGTCATCCCACTCAATGTTGAGGTTAGGAATGAAGTCATCACCATAACGCTCAAGCAAGTTGCGTAGCTTCTCAAGCGTAGCTGCATCACCATTGACCATATCAAATCCAATGTTAGCTACGTCCTCTCCAATAACCTGTTGAAATAGTTTAGATAACACCTCTTGTGCTATGTCACTACCCAACGGCTGCTCTCGTTTAATCTGCCCAAACAGGCTACTGTATGAGGCTTTCTGCGCTGTAGTCAGAGTAGGATTGTCGGACATAAACAATGCCTCAATCTCATCTGGCAATACAGTACGCTCATATCTGTCCATAGCTGTGTCGATAGCTTTCTTAATCTTTCGCACATCACTACTGAACAATCGGTCAGGACACTTGGAACCACGATGGTCTTCGTAGAACTCCTTGTCCATCAAACTTCTAATCAGTGATAATTCCATTTAGCTTCTCCATATCTTCGGGGTTACGATATTTCAAGTCATCAGTCAAACGTAGGACACGAACATCGTTCACGTATCCACGCAGTTCCTTCGCCATTAGCAAAGTCTTGGGTAGCGCATCGGGGTCTAACGCTATTATGGCTGTTGAGAACTGTGCAAGATACCTTTTATGCGACTCTTGCAAACTTGTTCCAAGAAGCGCAACCCCGACAAAGTTACCGTAACCAACAACGGCTGCACTCACACAGTCCTCAACAACAACTGCGACTTTACCACAACCAGCGGTGTAAGGCAAGCCACTTTTTCCATATCGTTTCCATTTAGGTAGACGCTGACCAGACAATGACCTGCCTGTACCATCTACCATCTTACCTTCCTGCATGACAGGGAATACCACACGGCTTTCCTTTACATCATACAACAAACCTAATTCATCTATATCCAATCCCCACTCAGCACACCACCTGTTCATGTACACATTGTCACGATGGGGTATGATGTAGGTAGGTAACTCAAAGGGTATAACATCATCTGCAAAATCTTGTGCATTACCCATGCCAGCCCTGATGTCTTCTACCGTCATGTGAACACGAGTGCCACCCTTGACACCACATGACATACGATAGCAGTTCCATACCAAGCTACCCATGTTGTTAGTCACAGTAAAGGTACGCTTACCACAGTTAGGGCAAGCCATTCTCTTAGTATGACCATTAGGTAAATCTATATCACTTACTATATCATATATATTCATATCTATATCACTTTCTCTGCGGCAGTTAAGTGCTTTTACCATGAGACTTACGAGTTGTCAATGCATTATTTGCAGATGCGTAAGTATTTTTCATGTATGGTTTAACTGACTGCGGGTTAGTGTGTCCTGTAACCGACATGATTTGTCCCATAGGTACACCTGCCTCAACCATNTGTGTTGTACCAGTCCTTCGTAAGTCAGACAGTCTTAGTTCATCAGACAGCCCAGCTTCGCGCATGACAGCCCTTCCAGCTTTAGACAGCCTCTCCATGCTGTAAGGCTGGTACTGCCCCTGTACGGGCATTGTACGGGGAACAACGTACTGTTGAAAGCCAAAGTCCTGCTCCTGATGTATCAGCATATCATATAGGTCATCTTCGATAGGCAATGTTACCTGTGACCTACGCTTGGATTGCTCAAGAGATAGCTTCCTATTGGCAAAGTCAAAGTTATCCCATGTAAGCAAGCGCATGTCACCTAGTCGCTGACACCATTCGTATGCCATGTGTACTATCAGGCCAATGCTACGCCACTCAAACGTACTGTATGCAGTGTCAAGGAATTGACGCACGTCATCCTCAGTCCACACCACCTTGCGTTGTGGTGCAGACTTACGCTTAACATTAGCGAATGGATTGATGGTAGCATACTCCATCTCAATGGCGTATCTGAATACAATAGATGACACAGTGCAGACATGGTTGGCGAGGCTGATACCCCGCGCAACCCAATCTTCGTAAGCGTGTTTAGCTTGCTTACTTGTCAAGTCAGTATACTTTACATCACCAAATTCTTTACACATTACACTCAAGAAATACTTATAGTCTTGTTTAGTTCTGTCGCGTAACATACTGTAATCATTGGATGTATAGTACTTGTCAACTAATTGCTGTACTGTCTTCATCAGTATCACCATACCTTTCATTGTCTTCTTTTATATGTTCATCCGCATATTTATTTAGATACTTCTCTACAAAGTTTTCAATACCGTCACTATGAAAATGTTTGTTGTAGTTCATGCGGCGCGGAGACCACCTGCCAGTAGTCCAGTAGTACATGTAAGGTCTATCAGCCCTGCTGTATATTATTATAAGGGTAGCAGATTCAACTACATCATATTCTATGCCTTCATGCTTGAGGTATTCAAGACAATGCGCAAGGCTCTGGCCTGTGTCCTTTCGGAACACGGCCTCGCCCTTTGAATTAGTCCTTACATATTCCCAATTATGTTTTGTCATGCTGCTAACAACTCCTTGAACTGCTTGCTTTCAATCCACTGTGCTACCTTGGCCTCACGCTGAAACATATTGACAGCCTGTGTATCACCAGCAGTATTACGCAGCTTGAAACCATTACGCTCATCAGCATAGCTTGCATAGTTAGTGAAGGCAGAGTACAACGCCCAAGCATTGTGTCCTCTGGTGTTAGCTTCCTGCTCATACAAGCGCAGCATCTTGTCTGCTGTCTTGTCTGACTTCAGTAAGGATTCAAGCATAGGCTTGACATCACCAAAGAAGATAGGCTTGTTAGCCCAGCCCTGCAGACGCTCTGACTGTGCATAGAAGTCCTGCTTGCTACGGTTAAGCTGACCAATGAACCTGTCAAGGCTGAAGCCACTGGTATTCTTACGCCTTACCTTGTCATGCTCACCCCGCACCATGCCATTGGTGCAGAAGAAGTCGATAGCCCCAAACAGTACCGTGTTAGAACACGTACCATCCACGCCATGCAATGCAATGATGCGCTGCGCTACCTCAGTCTCATGCTTCGGGGTAGTAATCTTAGCCTTGACGTTAGGCAGGGTCATGTCAAGCATTGCCCAGCCATTACTGTGAGCATCGCGCCAAGCAATGTTAGCACCCTCTACCTCATGTGAGGAAAGGTTCTCTGTCACTGTGTCCATGACACTGCGAAAGAAGTCACCATGTGATGCACAGGTGAAGTCCTTGCCAACGATAGCAATAGGTTGGCTTGTGTTGTTGTCGATGACATACTTCTTGTCAGCTACACGAGTAGGCTCAAAGGTTACGTCAAAGTCTAAGTTCTCAGGGATATATTCTAGCATATCAATTCTCCTTTATAGTATGATTAGTATTAATGGTAGTATGGTAATCCATAATAACAAGTCCATAGTTATACTCCTTATTACATAAGATGTCAACCGTGTTCACGCACATCAAAGTTAAACTCGTGACGCAGCCTGTCCTTTGCATCAGACAATTCTTGCAGGTCATAGGCAGTAATAGCCTTGATGCCACCTAAGTCTGGGTACATGGCAGTGTCTAGTATCTCATCTAGCAACTGGTACACCTTGATGACAGCAACCCGCTGGTCAAGAGACAGCTTGGCTATACGGTCACGGCGTTGGATACGTTCCTTCTCACGCTGTGCTGCCCAATAAGCAATGCGTTCATCTTGTGTCATGTTCTCTAACTTCTTACCCATCTTGTAACTCCTTCTGGAACTCATTCCATGCTGCGGTAAATACCTCATTGAAACTGTGGTAGTTGGCATCCTCA